TGGGCACACGGGTTCGATAATCCAGAGTATTTTAATGCTTGGCACGTTGGACAGATTGCGGAAGATATTGAATATTGTTTAGAACAAGGCTTAAATTATTGTGCTGTTCTTCCTCGATTTCATTTTAAAAGTACCGTTTTAGGCCATGCATTTAGCGTGTGGTCTTTGTTAAAATCTCCTAGAGATTGTGCTGTGTTGTATTTATCTTATAGTGATGCGATGGCAAGATATCATATTTCTGAAATTAATAAAGCCATCTCTAGAAACTACATTCTCCGAGAATGGATGGATAATAGGTCACCTAAAGCTGACTTTTCTGCTAGATATCTGGTAAATGGGAAACCCATGGATGTTAGACATGGGGGATTGTTCTCCTTTAAACGAGGAATGCATGTAAATGGGGCTTTAATTGCAGATGATATTCTTCGTGACCCTGAAAATCCTTTGAACATTGGGCAAGTTACTAAGGTAGAAGAACATTTTCTTACTGAATCTTTATTTATTCCCCTTAAGGGGGTACCTGTTATTGTAATGGGGACTCCTATGATGCCTGGAGATTTGTTGGCAAAGCTTCAAGAAGATGAGAGATTCTTTTCTAGGGTATTACCCGCTCTTAATCCCGTTCCAGGGAGACGGGTATTAATGCCCGAATTATATAATGAAGAATGGTTGTTGAAACAACAAGCAGCTAGACCTAAATCATTTGCTTCCGAGTTTTTACTAGTTCCGCATTATGCAACAGAAACATATTTTAATGATGCAGATATTAGTAAATGTGAAGATGGAACTTTAAAGGATATACCAGTATCTCGTAAGTATAGAAAGCCAGAGGGGGCACTTTTATTTGCGGGATTTGACGTAGGGAAAAAACGACACCCATCTCACTTAGTTATTTTTCAAAGGGAGGGAGAAAAGCTTACTCAGATTCATCAATCTTGGTTAGACGGGTGGAATTACTCAGACCAAATTGAGTTTCTTAATGAAGTAGCAGAAAACTTCGACCTTGACCGTGGATATGTGGATAATACTAGAGGAGAGTTAGAAGATCGGGGGTTAGACTTTAGATGGAAACCTTTGTCGTTTACTCTTAAATCGAAAAATACTATGGCTCAAATTTTTGAAGAATATGTACATTCTGGTCAATTATCATTGCTTAAAGATGAACGCCAGAAGCAACAAATTTTATCAGTTAATAATGAATTAAAGGCTCCTGAAACCCCAATGGGCCATGGGGATGCTTTTTTTTCTATTGGTATGGCATTACTAGCTTCGTGGGAAACTGGACGATTTGGGGTGCTTCACTTAGGTAATATCCAAGGATTTCTTGATCCAGATGACCACGCAGAATTATTACCTGAAGAAAAACAAACTCCTATAATTGATGATTTAACTGCGGATAAACCTGATACAATGGGCTTGCCTGGGGGGATACAAGTAGACTATACTAGGATAATCAATGCGGATTTAACGATGGCAGATTGTCCAAACCCAGTTTGTGAGGAACTTATTTGTAAGCCTGAATTTTGGGTACCAGAACGTAAACTTTGTATATATTGTGGGTATAGAGGATAGGAGGAATAACATTGTTAGACTATTGTATTTCTGAACAAGCTGAAATTATTTTAAACCATAGGTACTATTTAAGAGATAAAGAAGGAAAGGTTATAGAAGATGATATTGGGTTGTTTAGACGAGTTGCTCATGCCTTAGCAATGGTAGAATATCAATATGAAACGCTTCCTATGGAGATTTCTTTATTAGAAGATTCTTTTTTTGAAATGATGTATAATCTAGAATTTTTACCGAACTCTCCTACATTAATGAATGCGGGCACTTCAGAAGGTACTCTTAGTGCTTGCTTTGTTTTGCCATTAGAAGATAGTATGCAAGGGATTATGAAAGCTGCTACAGATGCTGCAATGGTGCAGAAATTTGGCGGTGGCACAGGCTTTGCATTATCTAAAATTCGGCCTAAGGGGTCTAGAATTGATACTACACATGGTAAAGCTTGTGGCCCTATTGAGGTTTTGAAGACCCTATCCCGTATTTCTAGTATGATAACGCAAGGTGGTAAAAGAGATGGAGCAAATATGGCTGTGATGTCTGTATACCACCCAGACATTAAAGAATTTATTGCGTGTAAACATATTGAAGGAGATATTCATAATTTTAATATTTCTGTTGCAGTAGATAATGCATTTATGGTTAATGTAATTGAGGGTGGTTATCAGCACCCGTTAATAGACCCACATACTGGAGAGATAGTCCGTTGGGAATCAGCAAGAGAATTATTTCAGAAAATAATTCAAGGAGCATGGACAAATGGAGAACCAGGAATGGTTTTCTTGGATAGGATTAATATAGATAATATAATGATAAATGAATATGGCCCTATGATTGCGACTAATCCTTGTGGGGAACAACCGCTGTTGGATTATGAAAGTTGTAATTTAGGGTCTATTAATTTATCTAAATTTGTTACATATTCTTCTAATGAGAATTGGAAAGAGTCTGTTAATTGGAATAGGTTAACACAAGTTGTGAAGTTAGCTGTGCAATTTTTAGATAATGTTATTGATGCGAATGATTATAGTATTCCTGAGATTGCTCAAATGACTAAATCTACTCGTAAGATTGGGTTAGGGGTCATGGGCTTCGCAGATGCATTAATTAAATTACGCATTCCCTATAATTCAGAGTTAGCTAGAGAAGTAGGTAAAGAACTAATGGGAGTGATTAAAGAGACTGCAACAGTCCAATCTTTGAAATTAGGGGCTATAAGAGGAACTTTCCCCGCTTGGGAGAACAGTAAATATAAAATATATGAGAATTTTAGAAATGCGTGTAGACTAACAGTTGCGCCCACGGGTACTATTTCTATGATTGCTGGTTGTGCTAGTGGTATTGAGCCATTATTTGCGTTGGCATGGAGAAAACAAAATATTTTAGAGGGCCAAACACTTTTTTATATGAATGACCAGTTTCAGAAAGATGCTCAGGAATATGGATTTTATTCAGATGAATTAATGTCTTATTTAACTGAAGGTGGTTTATTAAAGGAGAGGGCAGAGGTTCCGAATTGGGTTAAAGAGATATATATTACGGCTCCTGAAATTGCTCCCAAAGATCATGTTTTAATGCAAGCTGTTTTTCAGGAACAGGTAGATTCTGGTATTTCTAAAACCATTAATTTTTCTTCGGGGGCTTCTTTTGAAGAGGTTGAGAATGCTTATATTTTGGCTTGGAAGATAGGATGTAAGGGCATTACTGTATATAGAAACGGAAGTCGAAATAAGGAAGTACTAGTTAATGGACACAGGGATAATAAACAATTGCCTTTATTTGACGTAAGTGCCAAGTGTGATTGTACTAATCCTATGATTATTCAAGAAAGTGGTTGTGAAACCTGTAAAACATGTGGATGGAGTGCATGTAAGATTGCGTAAAGAAATTAGATTTTAAAGTATAATAGTATAGTAGGAGGTTCATATGGTAGGAATGTTTTTGAAGGAACGAGAAGTTCAGTATACAGCCAATAAAGATGAAGTGACGAATACTTGGCGTATATTAGACACATGGCATGAAGATTTAATGAAGTTAGGGCCAGAAGATGAGGTAGATGATTCAAGTCCTGCTGTAACCATTCTTACAGAAGGGGCTTTTATTGCGTTAGTAAAGGAAGCCTCTAGATTAGGGGTATTACAAAATGCTGCCTTTAGTGAACAAAGTGCTTCAGAACGAGCTTTATTAGATAAAGATACCGAAAATCTAGAGTTACGAGAACAGATATTGACTTTAGAAGATAAAGTGTATAGTATTAACCAACAACCTAAACGCTCAGAAGGGTTTGTTTTAAAAGAGATGGCAATGCAAACACTATTAAAGCTTACTAGTATGTCAGATATTGAAAAGCTGGCAAAGGAATAAGGTATGAAATTATCGGATTATTTACCCGAAGTTCCTAAACTTGCTCAAACGCTTATAAATATGAATGAGCAAATTAATTTCCTAGATATTATGAAAGCGAGTGGGGGAGAAACAGGCCATGCCCCCACGATTGGATTAGACCATGTAGTAAATACATGGGTACGTCATCAAATGGCGTATCGCCAGCAATTAGTCATGGACTTACAAATGCTGGCTTTCTCCATTGAAGAAGTTCGTTCTCCCATAGGTCACATAACAGGTGAAGTTTTTAGGCGGGGAATTGAATGGGTACCCCTAGTGGAAGATCCTGATCACGAACAACAAGAAAGACTTATTAAATTCATGGATGATTGTAATATTTTTGATCAAAGTTTAGAAGAAGTGTTACGACAGTTTCATTTTGACTTAAATTCTATTGATGATGCTTTCTTGTATTTGGTAAAAGAATATAAAAAGATTGATGATGGTTCCCTTAGGTCTAAAGTTAATGAGATTCGTAGATTGAATCCTGCGTTAATTGAGTTTGACCTTGATGCTGCGGGACTTCCTAAAAACGCTCATTTTATGTGTCCTATTCATAGGGAGGATGTGAAGGAGGAACCTGGGAAATGTCAGGATAAGGACTGTGAGCTAGAAATGCAAGCAGTAATGTATAAGTATTATCATAGAAACCAACATATTTTCTTATATGATGGAGAAGTTATTCATTTATCTAAGTTTTCTCCATCTGAAACTTATGGGTGGAGTCCAATCCTTACTATTTTTGAGAAGGCTCTGACTCTCATTGGAATGGACAAGAATTTATATAGGTATTTCTTTGAACGTAAGATGCCAGCCAGTATGATGATGGTATTTACGGATGATCCTGAATCGTTGAGGAGAGAACGGCAACAAATTGCAGCCCAGACTCGACTTGATCCCAATTATATTCCTATGGTGGCTGTTTCATCCCGAAATAACAGGGGTAGAGTAGATATGGTTAGATTGTTCCATACTCTCAATGAAATGGACTATTTACCCGTTAGAAATGAGATTAGGGAGAGAATAGCAGCTATGTGGGGCGTTACTCCTGCTTGGCAGGGCGCACCAGAGGCATTTGGGGGTCTTAGCACCCAAACTCAGCAGTTAGTTGTGATGAGTAGGGTAGTAGAGGGTGATCAACGCCTGTTCCATGAAAAAATATTTCCCCAAATCTTAGAAGCTTTTGGAATTACCGATTGGGGACTTAAATTACCTAATCCTGAGGAAAAAGCTGAAGCTACTAGAATTAGCTTCTCTCAACAGAAGGCTCAAATTGCTCAACAGTTCATCGGTTTGGGATTTGATGTTAGATTAAAGGAAGATGGGGTACCTGTTGAAGACGCAGAGTTTATGATATATGGTAAGGCTGTTAATATGGCAGAAATGCAGGGTGAACAACTGGCAATGGGCATTGAACAACAAGAACAGCAAATGCAAATGATGCAAGAGCAACAACAGCAAGCACAACCAGCAGAACAAGCTCCTGCTGCTCCCCCAGGCGTTAATCAGGCCCCTGGTAGGTCAGGTGCTGCTCCTGGTGGTGGAGAAGGTCAAGGGGCTGCTCCCATACCTCCTATGCCCATGCAACAGATGGATTTGAATAAGGATGCTAAGAAGCCTAAGAACTATGTATATAATGATTTGGGTAGTGGGAGTAGGCCAAGGGATGAAGATGATTTGAATGCATATGCAGATGCTAGGGGTGATGGGGATGGTACGCCCTACATAAATAAGTCTACAAACTGGGTACAAGGAATCATGGAAAAGGGCTTCCTAACGCCCATAATTAAGGAAGTATCTAATGATGGTAAGAAGATGTGGTTTAGCCAAGATGGGATAGACTATATTGCTAACCTTACCTCCCTTGGTGTAAATTTCATAGAGAAGGCTACTTTTGGAAACTTTAGGGGGCCAAATATTCAGAAGCCTGAAGGCCCTTCAGTTAATCCCCAAATAAGCTATAATGTGGATGACCAACAAACTTGGGAGGAGAATGATGACGATCCGCAAAACAGGAAATAAGTATTATTGGGGCAGTAAAGGCCCCTTT